GTTCTCAATCAATTGCATAAAGTTAATATTAGCCCCATCTGCTTCTATTTGCTTTCTAATTTCAACATCCAAATCTTGAATCACTCCTGCAGAGTTCAAATAGTCATCAATTCCAACACCGACCAAAAGCGATTCTTTCCAGTCTCCTCTTTTGCTTTTGCAAATAGCAAAAATATGTTGATTATCAGAAACTTCTGAAACAAAGTCGCCATTTACTATCTTAAATGACGCATTATCTGGGTTTATTGCTATATCAAATACCATGTGTTATGCTTTCGTTTTCTATGTTGTCAAAGTTTCCTGTTGTTTTTATTCCTATTTGAGCAGTTGCAAAGGCTTTTAATGCAGCCCCACCATCGCTTGGAACAGGTGTCCAGTTTTTTAATGAGTTTGCAATAGCGTTTACTAATTCATTAGTCTTTTCTAGTTGCGTTTTAAGTTCCTCAACTTTTACCAAACCACCAAACTCACCCCCATTTAATTGTATTAAATCATTTGAAGAAATAAATATTTTATCACAATCCGAAACGCTCAACAAAACAAATAAATCATTAGTAGTAATCCCAATTAAAACCGTACTTCCAACACTTGGAACGCATTCGATATTGTCGCCATTTTCAAGCGACAAACTGACTGTAATCTCGCTTTGTATCTTAGAGCTTACTGGCTCGCATACTGCCGTTCCTTCGCTCTCATTTACGCTCAAAACAGTACACTTAACAAGTGACACAAACTCTCTATTATTCGTGTTTGCTAAACGCTCGATTATTTCCTTTATTTCCATTACAGTCCTTTGTCTATTTCCTCTTTAGTAATCCCATCAAGCCTCATATCCAGCTCTATGTCCTGCCTATATCCATTCACTCCAAATGTTTTAACCATTTTTTTACATAAGTAAGTTCCTGATTTTTCTTTTATTTGTCTGCTTTGGCAATAAACCCAGTCACCATGTCGAACGCTTGGAAGTCCGAAAGTTTCGAACGAACCACGAAGCCCAGTGAACCAAACTCTGTTGAGCCTTTCTGTCGCTAGTCTTTTCAGTTCTGCTTCGCTTTTTACATCGTAAAAATAGAGCGTTTTAGTTTCTCCACCTACGTGTAAATTTTCATCTGGCACAACTACAGAAAGCCTTTTATTTGTCTTTTTGGTTTTGCCTGTTTTGGTTGTTTCTGTTCCTTCCTCTTTATTGACTGAAAAGGCTTTAATATGTAGGTTTACATCCTCTTTGAGCTTATACTCCAAGTTATCTGAAATGATATTTTTATTAAAATCAAAAACCCACCCATCTAAACCACCCCTATTGTCCTCAGGATAATAAACAATTCCACTGCATCTTAATTCGTGCTTTACAGAGCCCCCTGCTTGCTCAATCCTTCTAATATAAGAGTTTAAGTGTTTATCTTTTCTAAGGCGTGCCAAAACTTCTGCGACCGTTTCATTTTCACTAAGAAAATCGCCAATTTTAGTAGTGATTGATTTTCTAACTTTAAAGTCTATATCTGTGCCTTTTAACATATCCTGAAGCATTGTTTCCACGCTCCAATCCTTCTCATAATAAGTTTTATTTGGGGCTTTGATTTGTTTAAGCTGCCACATATAGTCTTCACAATCTATCTCTATTGGCGTTTTATTGAAAACCCTAACAATAAAGCCATCAAATTCAGTATGCATTTCTGTTATATCCTGGGTACCATCAAACCAAATATATCCTAAATCAATTTTAATTTTGTCGCCTCTTTGGATAATTGGAACTGTATCGCCTGCATAGAAGTTTTTACCCTGCCAGTTTTCTTTTACGCCTGTATTTTCATTTAAAAAATACATATTGCGTGGAAAAATCAATTTGGCAGTATCTGTTAGCTGGTCCCACCCACTTTCAATTGTGATATTATTAACAAAACTAAATTCATAAACAGAATCTCTTTTTATAGAGTTCCAGTCAGTAATTTGCGTTATTGTTACTTTTGAAACGAGCCTCAGCATATTATTTTATCTTTTTTAAACGAATCTCAACAGGTTTATCACTTATAGCTTGTATTTCAAAGGCTACACTTCTCTGCCTTCCCATTTCTTGGTTGTATTGAAAGTTTGTGACTACTATATTGCTAATGCCAAAAACTTGCATTAAATACCAGCTACTGACTTGAATCTCTGCGCACATTTTCAAAGCTTCGTGCAAATCTTTTGCCTGTTCCAAAGGAAATTGCCCATTATTTTTGCCAACTAAAACGCCTTTTATGTTTATTGTATAGTCGCCATCGCTTATAAATTCTTTAATCGTACCATCTAAGCCCTGAACTGGCGTGGTAATTATGTTTTTTTGCTGCCCAACATCAAAAAGAACCGTATTTAAAACTACATCATTTTTAAAAGTCTTAACATTAAGCCCTTCATTATTTATGTAATCCCTAGCTTTTAAAACCAAATTACTAAATACTGGCGTGCCAAAATCAGAGATTGCACCCGTGCTTGGCGTAGTAAACTGGGCTGCAGTTGGAATTGAAACGCCTGCCCCATTTGGGCTTATATCATTATCTTTTCCTAGCTTTGAGCCAGCAACTAATGCATCAATTTGTGGCTTGTAAATAGCTGTTTGGACTGCAGCCATTCCATAGGATTGCACAATTAATTTTGCAGTTGTTTCTGTTTGCTCTGGTGTAACAGGAATTATAAAATTCATATCAATTGGCTATTATATTTGAATCATTTACTGCTGAAAGTAGAAACTTTGTAATTTCTTCTTTGATTTTTGGTGCAATCTCTTTAGTGTCCATAACTTTTACTGTCAAGCCTTCCACGAGCTTACCAATACTTATATTTGTGACTTTGCTCTCATAGGTTCTTGCAATCTTTTTATTATTTTCAGAAGTAAGCCCAGAACCACCTTTATTACTTGTGCTAAATGTCGCTGAGTTCGCACCTAAATTAGCTGTCTTTTTAGTTACAGTTTTTTTATCGCTTTGAGATTCATAGCCCTGGTTAAAAGAATCTAGTGCGCCCTTTGTAAGCTCCCCACTAGCTGCAGCCATACCAAATTTTATGGGCATTGCAAGTAAATTTACGCCAAGCTTACCAATCTCGCCTGCAGCTCCTTTTATATTACCTGATTTGAGAAAATCCCACGCTTTAAAAATTGGTTCGAAAATTCCCTTAAAGAAATTAGCAACATTTTTAAATACGGTCATAAAAGCTGACCCAATCCCAACAACAGCCCCACGAAAGCCCTCGAATTTATTCCAAGCAATAATCACCCCAGCAACCACCAAAGAAAGCCCCAAAGTAGCTGCTGCCCACATGGCTGTAGCTCCTACGCCTGCTGCATAAAAAGCCAAAGTAAGCCCATCCGTGGCAACCATAGTGATAAATGTTTGTGCAGCCAATAATGCAGAGCTTATTACTGCTCTGCTTTGCCATAAAGTGTATGCTTTGAATGCGATAACTGAAAGCCCTACTGTAACAGCTACGCCTGCAAATACGTTGGCGTATTCCTTTACAAAAGGGATTGATTCACGAACTGCTTTAAATACCCCAGTTAATAAATGAGCCACCTCAATCATTAAAGGCTTGAAATTTTCTGCAATATCTTTCATCATTAAAAACATATTTGTTTTTGTTTCATTTACTGCTCCACCCATAGTATGAATATTTTCTGTTGCAGTAGTTCCAAAAGTTTTACTAAGCTCTCGTGCAAATCTTGGCAGAAAATCTTCAGCCATCAATTTGCCATCAGCCATAAATTTGTCTAGCTCAACAGTAGTCATCCCCATAGATTTTGCTGCTAGTTGGAACGCACCTGGCAATCGCTCACCTAACTGACCACGAAGCTCTTCAGCACTAACTTTGCCCTTTGACATCATTTGAGAGATTGCCAAAAGAGAGCCTTCTGCCTGTTCTCCTGTCATACCCAGAGTAGCTGCTGCCGAGCTTATGCCCTCGAAAATAGCAGTGGTTGTCTGCCCTTCCATCGCAGTTCCCTTACTTGCTGCAGCAATGGTGCTATATCCAGAAGTAACACTTTGTAAACTCAAACCAAGTTTTTGAGATATTCCAGAAAGATATTCAAAACGCTTTGAAGCCCCATCTGCAGAGCCTTCAGAATATTTTAATTTATTGCTTAATCCATCGACATTTATCGCAGTATCTAAAACCGAGCCTGCAAAACTTTTCAAAGTATCAAAAGCAAAATAAGCACCTGCAGCTTGACTTATTTTTTTAAAAGTCGAATCTGTTTTTTCTGCTGATTCTGAAACCTTATCAAATTTTTTTTCGATTTGGTCCAGTTTACCCATTACCAAATCTTTGAGGCTTAAAACATATTCTACTTCATTACTCATGTCCTTTTCTTTTTTCGTCCATTATCCACTGAACCTTTGCATACAATTCCATGAATTTTTCATCACTCAAATTGTCGGTTTCTACCTTAAAATAATAGCGTAAAAGTGCATCTGCTTGCTCAATTACGCCATTGCCATCCAAAAGCTCTCTATATTTTATGACAATTTCGTCATAATAATTTTTTTTTGCTCAACTAAACCAGAAAGTGCTGGCATAATAGCAATAAAAGTGTCATCATCATCTAAAATAGACATATCTGACACCTCTGAAATTACGATGGCACGTGCTAGTTCTTCCAAAGCTTTAACTGGGTCTGTATTGATTTGAGCCATACATGGGCTTAAAACATACCTATTTGGCTTGGTTAATACTAACTTCTTGCCATCTACACGAATAATTGTAAGCTTTTCATCAGGAAATTTTGCTTTAAGTTCTGCATCTTCCTGCTCTCTTAATTCTTTTTCACTCATAATAATTGTTATTAGTTCGTTCCAAAGATAAACAAAAAAAGCCAAAATATAAATTTTGGCTTTTTTCTTTTTTGAACTAATAAATTAACGCTCTATGTCGCCAATTATTAAAGGGATTTTAACTGTTAACTTAGTATCACCCTGCTTTGCGTTAAATGGATTTTCTAAGAACTCCACAAACTTCAAAGTGTCTTTTGTGTACTTAACACGAGAGCCTCCATATAAAATTGGAATGTCGAAAGGTGGAATTTTTAATGGATTCCTTCCTGGACTTGCTGCGATGATTTTTTTCCACTCTTCCACATATAGTTCAATTGAGCCTTCATACTCAAAATTCCCACTTCCACGAGCTATTGGCTTTTCACCCCACCCCATTACATTTTCTTTTGCCTGTTTCTCATTGAAAGAAATATCTACAATGCCAACCACAGGAACTTGAAACAAAATCAGCGTGATGTTACTCCATCCATAAGCTACGCCATTTACCATTGGTAGTGCCATTTTTTATGCTATTTTAAGTGTATAACCAATTTTTACATTTATGTTTCTTGCCACCCCTTTAGGGATTAAAAGAACCGAAATATTAAGACTGCTAGTGCTTAATACATTTTGCTCTGGGTCTATCGTGCAGCTAAATGCCGAAAGATTGCCAGCGATTTTTAGCTCATTAAGAACTCTGTTCACTTCAGTTGTAAAAACCTCAATAGAAACATCTGTAAGCGTTCCATCTGCGTTAATATCCAAAGGCGAATTTAACAAAGGCGTTAATGCTACATTTATAGCACGGATTGCTTTGTAAATAGTTCTATTTGATTCGATATATGCGTAATCAGAAGCCTGAGTACAAGCATTGTGCGAATCATTCCAGTAGCTTCCTGCCGTGCCTCTTTGCTCCAATAAAAAGACATATCTATAATCATTTAGGGTGTTTATAGTTGCTTTTGAAGTAGCTGAGTACATATCGCCATTTGCAAATGCTAAAACTTCCAATTCAATACCATTGCTCATATTGAAAGAACCAACCCAGGCAATATCCTCATGCACTTTTGCTAAAGAAATAGCCCCAAGCATAGCACCCCCTGCCGTGATAGACTTCGCAGAGCCTTTTGCCAATTCATAGCCTTTACCACCCCCATCTTGTGCAATACAAACCGAAACAGAAGTGCCTAACTGGGCATTTAAGTTCGTTAAACTTGCAAGTGAAGTGCCATTAAAATTACAAGCATAAACAATCTGTAATGGTTGTTTTTGTGCTAGCATTCTATTTGCTACAGCCTGCAATGTCGTAATTTTTGAAGTTGCAAAGTTTACTAAAGGCTCAAAGAATAAAATCTGTTTTACTTCGCCCTGAGCAAAGTTTTGAACAGTGTCAATATCCGAGCCATCTGCAGCCAAAGTAACAAAACCCCCACAGAATAAAATACCCTGAGGATTGATTCTGAAAAATTCGCTTATGTGATAGTAAATTGGTGCGATAAGCGAAGCAACGCCCCCAGTAAAATCTGTAACAACTCTAGTAACCGTACCAGTAACTGTTGCAGTTAATTTGGTTGCTGCGTTTAGATACGTTCCAAGTCCTTTGCGTGCTTTTAAGGTAACAGTATCTGTTGCAGATGTTGCTGTATATCCATTAATGAAAGAAGCATCTGTAATCGCATTTTTTAACCCAGTAGCAATAAGTGCAGCAGTGGTGTCTGTTGCTTTTACAGTATAAGATGCGACAGTAACTGTTTTATTTGGTTCTACTACATTAACTGTAATTATATCCCCAGCTGCGCCTGCTCCCGTAATTTGGATGGTTGCAGTCGCTTGTGTCTCATCTGCAAAATCATTATTTATCCCATTCGCCTTTGCGTCATCGACAGAAGAACACTTAAACAATTTAGTCGCTCCAATTGTCGAAAGCCCAAAAGCAAAACCACTGTAATGGTCAGTTCCTGGCAGTGGTCTGCCGAGTCCACCCTGCCCCAAAGTGAAGCTTATTTGATTTGTAGCCATTTTTTTAAGTTTATAAAAAAGGCTAATTTTTTAAATTAGCCTTTTAAAGTGATTATTACTTTTCTGCTTTTGGTGGCTTAGAAGTTTTCAAGCCTTCAAGCTCTAAAATTAAAGCTTCTTTTTCTGCTTTAATTTCGTTCATTTCTGCCTTAACATCTTCAAGCTCTAAAGATAGGGCTGTAATTCTTTCATCTTTGTCAGATTCAGAAACTAGCCCTTTTTTAGCCTCAAATAATGCCTTTGCTTTCTCGTTTCTGAATACCACTTTTACTTCTACGCCTTCAGCAATTAAATGCTTTGGCTCTGTTAAGTAGTAATCATCTCCCACCATATAAATCTCATCTACAAGTGGGAAATCAGCAAATACATTTTCCATTTAATTAAGCTGAAAAATCGCCAATTACTTTGGTTGTATGCATTACAAGCTCAGTCATTTCTGCAACTTGTACATCAAACTCAAACAAAGCCTTCATAAAGAATAAAGGCGAATCAGCCTGTAATCTTGCTAAGTCAATTGTCAAGTCCTCCATTGCGTTTGTACCAACCCATAAATTTGATTCTAAGCCTGCAAAAGCTTTAGTAAGAACAAAAGTATTTTCAGGTAAACCTGCAACAGTTACAATGTCAAAGCCTCTGTAATTTGGAATAGTTAAACCATTTACATCACGCCCTTTATTTGTCAAAGCTAAAGATGCTTTTTCAAATTTTTGCCAATCCAAAGGCGACATGATAAATTTAACTTTATCAAATCTCATTGAATCGCTTAAAATTGCAGTAGGTAGCAAATCAATTGCTGCATCCATCTTAGCTAAAACATTAGCTGAAGTAATAGCAGAAGGCGAACCAACAGCCAAGTAAGTGCCAGCTGCTAATGCTTTTTTAATGTAACCATCAAAATACTTAATTTGAGAGTTTACACCATTTCCAGTCAAGCCAGTAGTGTAAGAAGTTGAACCAACCCACATACCACGCTCGATTGCTTCAAAGCACTTATTCAAGAATAACTGCATCATAACATTCTCAGCAGTAACTGGTAACTCACGAGCCAAAAGAGTTTTACTCAATTGCTCAGCATAGAAGTGTTCTGCGAAGTCGTTTGGATTGAAACGAGTGTAAGCCATAGCCTGTTTAGGCTCTAAAACTACACCTGTAACATCGAATGTACCAGCAGAAGTTGGTAAATCAGCAGGTGTTTGTAGCAAGTTATCCAAAGTCAATTTTGGAATGTTGTGCTTTTTCTTAATGCCATCTTTTACATAAACAACGCCTTTTTTAACGGTGTCCATTGAAAAAGTAGCCTTTGTAATCATGTAGCCAGCTTCT